TTAGGCTCAATATCAATCTCTAAGCCACCAATCCCAATCTTTACGGATTCTGGATCTTCGATCTCAATCTCAATCGGCTCTTGCATCGCAGCAGCTGCTTCAAGTCCTTGGGGTAATTCATAAAGTGCTTTTTCAATAGCCATATCGTTCCTTAGTAATAACTGACTGCTCGTTTAGACTTGAAGTACTTAATATCGTCTTCCTCGTCTGTTTGTAATCTGATAAACCCGCCTTTTCTAAAACGTAAAAGGGCCTGTGTGCTTGAGTCCACCAAGTCATCGTGGTCGGAATTTGGGAAAGCAGCCAATTCTTCAATAACCTCTTCTGCCCAACGCTTCCTTGGAGCCCATACTTTTCCTGATGCAAACATGTCTGCTACAGAGTTTACACGGGAGATCTTGTCATTACCACGGGTTGGTGTAAATTCTTGTACTGGTATACCCATGGATCTTAGCTCAAATATAAGTGGCGCACCAGAGGCCTTGGCCTCAACGATAAACGCATCGGGTTCCCATTCTTTATACATTTCCATCGCGCGGATCTTTAATTCAGGGAACTCTAACCGTTCTTTTAGGGCGTCTAACAGAATAATATTCGCGTCACTAGGATCTTCGTTTTTATAAAAAACCCCCCAGGTGGTGCATGCCGAGTAGTCTGAACGTTCGTTTTTAGTAAAGGCGGTATCCCAAGACTGAATAACAAAGTCACATGGAGGAGGTCTTTCACCTTCCCAGACTTGCCACCATTCTCGTTTGACTAGGGCGCCCTGTTCAGATGTTGGATCTTGTTGGTACTGAGCCTGCCATTTGGAAAGAGGCAATTCATCGCGCAGTTTAGTTAATTCATCTAGACTCCAGAACTCAGGCCATAAAGGTCTGCCATTTGGAAGAATCGCTGGAAGACTAATAATGTCCCAGACATCTCCATCTCTATCTATAATGGATTGGCAGATCTTTCCTGTAAGGTCTTTTTTTGCCCAGCGGGTCATAACCACGACAATCGAGCCACCAGGTTGGAGACGCTGACGCGGTCCAGAGGTGTACCATTCAAAGATTTTGTCAAAGACTGTTGGGTCGGATGCGGCTAAAGCAGCCTCTTGTTCTGAGTGGGGATCGTCAATAATGAGTAGATCCGCGCCTTTACCTGTTACCGTACCACCGACACCAATCGCGAAGTAGTCTCCGTTTTCGTTGGTGGCCCAGCGTCCTGCAGCTTTGGAGTCTGATCGCAACGAGACATTGGGGAATATCTTGGAATAGGTTTCCGAGGCTACTAAGTTCCTAACCTTCCTTCCGAATCCTACGGCTAGTTCGGCTGTGTTAGAACATTGGATAATCTTCTTATGAGGAAATTTCCCAAGATACCAGGCGGGCAGAAGGTAGCTGGCAAACTCTGACTTAGTATGACGGGGAGGCATATTAATAATAAGGCGTCTAGATTTTCCATTGGCGATGTCCTCAAATTTTTGCGCCATCAGCGCGTGATGTCTGCCGTAAATAAACCCAGGCCAGACGGATTGAACAAAGGATAAAAAGTCGATTTGCCCGACCTCTCGCTCTTGGGCAACATTTAAAGACTCCGTCAACGGAAGGAACGGCTTTTGCTCTTCCTCTGGCAAAAGACTAATCAACTCTAATAGGATTTCATCGTTGGTCATAGATCCCTTAAGCGTATATACGAAGGCCGTATACTCCTAGCCTTTCCCGCCACCCCTTTACATACCCCAATTTCTATAAGGGCGCGCATCTTCCGCGCTACATTTCCACGGCCTTTTTCACCCGTAAGTCTCATTACATCATCAATAGTCGGCCCGTATCCGAAGTTCTTCCAGTACTCATCAATAATCAAGAACGTCTCTTTTTGGGCGGGGGTCATTGTTTCATCTTCTCAATTGCTTTTTCAGCCAGTATCTTAGAGCTCGCCTCGATACCTTCTAAGGCACAAACCGTTAACTTCTTCTCCAGAATCAGGATGTTTAATAAATTAGACACCCTGGCAATATCCTTCTGTATCTCATATATCGATCTCATTTGCCCTCCTGTTTTATCCAGCGGGGATCATTTTTCATAATTATTGAGTCATGTAGGTGGGTCAGCTCTTTTATCACTGTCCTCATTTCCATTACCGTTAACTGACTAGCCAGAATCATTACTTTTTCAACTCTCTCTTTACGGATATCCCCGCCAAACATTACAGATCCATTTTCTGGAGGAAGAAAGGCGTTGACTCCCCTACCCACGCGCCCGCAATATTAAACTCAAAGTACTCAACAGCTTCCTCATACGTCATACCATCTCTTTCAATTAGGATATCAATCACTTTATCCTGGTCATAACAGATAGCCTGTATTCCCATTCTCTGTACCACTCCAAGGATAGCCTCGTCAAAACCGTCAGCCTTCAGTAAGTCTGGATACTCTTCACTTATCTTCATTAGTTCAACATCCCTGTTCGTTTTAAATAATCTATCTGATCTTGCGTCCGTTGTATCTCAGCAATGAACTCATACTCAGCCAGCTCATGAGCGAACTCAATCGCGTTGATCTCTTCATTACTCAATTCTTTAGTGTCTAGCATATTCCTAAGAACAGCCATATAACTTTTGATGATTTCAATCATTTCCAAAATATACCCCCCTACCCTTTTTAATTTGAATTACTAAGGGGGGGTGTTTCACGTGGAACATCTTGTGATTCCTGTCCTGAATTTATAACCCCCTCCCCCACCTCGTTACCTTGTAACTCGTCAGGGTTATTACCTATGGACGCGCAAGTACTTGATTCAGAAGGAGTTGTCACTATAACAGCTGTTATAGTGAGGTCGTCTAACAGTGATTGAGCTGCTTTGGAGTCGGATTGTTTGAGTGGAATACTATGCAAACCATCACCACCCGAATTGGTCGATTTTTGGGGGTCGGGGTCTGGTGGGGTCGCGCTTTCTGGGATTTCGGAAGGGTCTAGGGTCGCGCTATATTCTTCGTTATCGTCTGCGCTATCATCATTAATCGATGGGCGCGCCTCGGATAACTCTATTAATAGGCTTTCGGCCTTCCTTTTGGCTAGATCATTGATAGATCGGGAATTAGAAAACGCTTGACGTAACCCTTCGATTAGTTTCCCTTTTATGTCTGCGCTTGAATGTAAGTGGAGATGGGTTTTAGTTTCATTGAATAAACTAACCTCGCTCATCTTGCCTATTAACTCTAAGGCCTTTAGCTTGTTACTAGTCTTTTCCCCTTCATTTACTGCAATACTTACTAGATTTTGTATAGCCATTGTTCTTATTTGAGCGGGAATAAGATATTCCCTAGCCTGATTAGCTAGGGTAAAGGCCTCTATCATTGTCGCGATCTTGGGGTTTTTTGCTAATCTATTAGCTTGCTCGGCCTGAGATTGTGGCTTAGCGTGTGAGTCGTAGGCCTCTCGATATGCCTTGGCCTTAGGTTTTCCCTCTGCAACTTTCCGCGCGAATTCCTTTTGTTTTTTGGTTAAATTGATCTTATCGGCATTGTGAACCCCTACTAAAATATTTTCTATTGGCGATTGTTTCAGGCCTTCAGTAATCTGCTTACGCGATAGCTTAATGGGTTTAGTCATATGGGTATTTTATGGGTATTGGCTAAATTGGAGTATAGGATAATTTAGGATAGATGGTAAGTACTCTATTTATCTCTATGTTATTCCCTTGTAGGGTTTGATCCCTTGGACTGTTTCCCTTCGGGATTAGCCCGCGCGATATCCCCGCGATTAGGTCGTAAACCCTCACAATCTAAGGGTAAACCATTAAGGGAAAGCGATAATAAAATAATTCATTAAAACTATTGACAAGCAAGTATATAAGCCTAAAATTATGCTCATATAGTAGGTGATTTATTGAGTTTATACCTACTATATTATTGACCGCAAACCCTTATAGATAAAGGATTATATGACCAATATAGATACATCAATAGCATTATTAGGTTTTATTCATTTACTTAGCTCTATCATTTTGGCCTTAATTGGCTCTGATAGCGTGCTAGTGATCTCTCAATTCGTTATAGGTATTTTTGAGCTTTTTCTAGCTATTTACTTTTATCAAGAAAACCGCGCATAGAGCCACCTTTAAACCCTTTTAGAGGGTTTAGGGATTGCCTCTAGGTAATCATTTAATCAACTGCTATGGAGATTTAAAAAATGACTAGAAAAGAGTACTTAACAGGCCTTGCCGAAGATTACGGGATTGCCCGCTCAGAAGTTTTCATGCTCGCTGATTTACTAGGTGAGAACGAAGATTATGACGGGCTTTTATCTATGTTGGCCGACTATTCCGACAGTTTAGATTTTGACGAGTGAAAGGGAAAAGGCCTAGAAATAGGCCTTACTTAAAAATGAATACGAATGCAATTGTAGAAATTAGGGAAGTGTACGGGAATAAAACAATTTATCCCGTAAATGATACCGCGTTATATCTTGCCAGAATAGCGGGCACTAAGACGATAACCGAGCCAACAATTAAAAACGCTAAGGCCTTAGGCTTTACTTTCGAAGTAAAACAAACCGCAACCATATAAGGGGGTTTTATGTTTCCTAAACTTGATTTTCT